TTAAGGTTGCTAAAGAACCTATAGTAGATACAGGTGAAGATGTTTCAGCTGATAGATTAAAAAACGCAGCAGCTACTAAAAAGCTATGTATTATGGACGCGTTTGAAATACTTCAACGTATAGAAGAGGAAGAGGATATACTAAATGGAACTGTAAAAGAAGTTAAAGAACAAAAATCTTTTAGAGGTTTTGCAGAAGGGAGAAGTAAATGAGTTACGAGCAAACGCTTTGGAAAGAAATTAAGGACGTTGTAAATCCTAAGATATTAGCTAAAAACAACAGATATAAAAAATGGGAGTATGGTTATAATGTGGAGTATGATTTTGTAGTAATAAGTAAAACAGGAAAAATTGGATCAGTTATCGAAATACAAGGTCTCCGCATTGCTTTACCAACAGCAGATGAACCGTATAAACGAAGCAAAAAACAAGAGGAACAATACTGGAAAAAATTTGAATATCCAAAAGAAATTCAAAGAATAAAGAGTAGGTTTGACTGGGAGGAATATCCATTAGATTTTAAAGAAAAATGGTACGATTATATTGACAATGAATTTACTAGACGAGAACAAGGATTTTGGTTTTATAACAATGGTACTCCTACTTACATTACTGGCACTCATTACATGTACTTGCAATGGTCAAAGATTGATATTGGAGCCCCAGACTATAGAGAGTCAAACAGACTTTTCTTTATATTCTGGGAAGCTTGCAAAGCAGATAAAAGATGTTACGGTATGTGTTACCTCAAAAACAGACGATCTGGATTCTCTTTTATGGCAAGCGCAGAACTTGTCAACCAAGCTACAATATCTTCCGATGCTAGGTTTGGAATACTTTCCAAGTCTGGAGCAGATGCCAAAAAAATGTTTACAGATAAAGTTGTACCCATATCAGTTAACTACCCGTTCTTTTTTAAACCCATTCAAGATGGTATGGACAGGCCGAAGACTGAACTGGCGTATCGTGTTCCGGCATCAAAGCTTACTAGAAGAAAGCTTGAGTCGAATGAACAGCTACAAGAATTAGATGGGCTTGATACAACTATTGATTGGAAAAATACAGGTGACAACTCTTATGATGGTGAAAAGCTAAAACTATTAGCTCACGATGAAAGTGGTAAATGGGAAAGACCTGACAATATATTAAACAACTGGAGAGTTACAAAAACTACACTACGTCTAGGATCTAGAGTTGTAGGTAAATGTATGATGGGCTCGACTTCAAATGCTTTAGATAAAGGTGGAGACAATTTCAAAAAACTATACTACAATTCAGACGTTACTAAAAGAAATAAAAACGGACAAACAACTTCTGGACTCTATAGCTTGTTCATACCTATGGAGTGGAACTACGAAGGATTCATGGATTCTTTCGGACTACCTATATTTACATCTCCAAAAAATCCAATCAAAACAATTGATGGTTCAACTATTACGACAGGAGTTATTAAGCACTGGGAAAATGAAGTTGAAGGATTAAAACACGATCAAGACGCATTAAACGAGTATTATAGACAGTTTCCAAGAACTGAAAAACATGCTTTTAGAGACGAAACAAAAGATAGTTTATTTAATCTTACTAGAATATATCAACAAATAGATTATAATGAAGAAGTTAATCATATTGTTTCTGTAACTACAGGTAGCTTTCAATGGCTCAATGGCATTAAAGATACACAAGTAACGTTTTATCCAAATAAAAATGGTAGATTTAAAATATCGTGGGTGCCACCGGTCGAATTACAAAATAAAGTATTATTAAAAAATGGAACAAAATACCCTGGTAACGAACACATTGGAGCTTTTGGCTGTGACAGTTACGACATTAGCGGTACTGTGGATGGTAAAGGTTCTAAAGGAGCATTACATGGATTAACCAAGTTTAGCATGGAAGATGCTCCGCCAAATCAATTTTTCTTAGAATATATAGCAAGACCTGATACTGCTGAAATATTCTTTGAAGACGTTTTAATGGCTTTAGTTTTTTATGGTATGCCAATATTAGCTGAAAATAATAAACCAAGATTATTATATTATTTAAAGCGTAGAGGTTATAGAGGTTTTAGTATTAATAGACCTGACAAGCTTTATAATAAACTATCTCCAGCTGAAAGAGAAATAGGTGGAATACCTAACTCAAGCGAAGATATTAAGCAAGCGCACGCTGCTGCTATAGAATTTTATATAGAAAACCATGTAGGTGCACTTGAAAATGGTTATGGAAATATGTATTTTCAAAGAACATTAGACGACTGGTCTAGATTTAATATAAATGCTAGAACAAAATATGATGCATCTATTAGTTCTGGTTTAGCTATTATGGCTTGTAATAAAAATAAATATAGACCTATACCACTAAGAACTAGAAAAGAAATTAACTTAGGAATAAGAAGATACAACAATGACGGATCTATGTCACAAATAATATAATGCATGAAGATAACGAATACTTATAGCTCTTTCCCAGATCAGGTAGTACCTGATGAGGTTAAATCAAGCATGGACTACGGCAAGCAAGTTGCTCAAGCTATAGAAGGCGATTGGTTTAGCGGGACTAGGTCTGGAGTTGAAAACAGATTTAATACTAATTACAATAATTTTAGAATGCGTAGGTTGTATGCTAGAGCAGAACAACCCGTGCAAAAATATAAAGATGAGTTAGCTATAAATGGTGACTTAAGCTATTTAAATTTAGACTGGAAGCCAGTTCCTATAATACCCAAGTTTGTTGATATAGTTGTTAATGGTATGGACGATAAGCTATATGATATAAAAGCTTATGCACAAGACCCAGAATCAAGACGAACAAGATCTAAGTATGCTAAAGACATATTAAGAGATATGCAAGCTAAAAGTTTTTTAACAGAAATACAAAACACTCTTAATTTAAATATGTTTAACTCTGAAGATCCTGAAGAGTTACCAGAAAATAAAGAAGAATTAGACTTGCATATGCAGTTGAGTTATAAGCAAGCTAGTGAAATAGCTGCTGAAGAAGCTATCAACAATACATTAGCTTACAATAAATATGATTTAACCAAAAAAAGAGTTATTGAAGATTTAGTAGTACTAGGTATTGGAGCTGTTAAAACAAATTGGAATAAATCTGAAGGTGTTACTGTAGAATATGTTGATCCATCTCGTATGGTGCATTCATATAGTGAGGATCCAAACTTTGAAGACTTGTGGTATGTAGGTGAAGTAAAACCATTATCACTAGCTGAGTGTAAAAAACAATTTCCTAACTTAACAGATTCAGAACTAGAAAGACTAGAGCAATATCAAGGTAATAGTAGTTTTTTATATAATTGGAACGGTAGAAGAGATGGTAATGCTATTTATATTTTGTTTTTTGAGTATAAAACATACAGTGAACAAGTATTTAAGATTAAAAAGACTGCAACAGGTTTAGAAAAATCATTAGAAAAACCAGATACTTTTAATCCTGAGTCTAATGATAACTTTGACAAAGTTAGTAGATCAATAGAAACACTATATAGCGGCGCTAAAGTTTTAGGTTATGATATGATGTTAGAGTGGAAGCTTGCTGAAAATATGACTAGACCAAAATCTAATTTAGTTAAAGTTAATATGAACTATAATATATGTGCACCTAAATTGTATCAAGGTAGAGTTGAAAGCTTAGTAAGTCGTATGATGGGATTTGCTGATATGATACAGTTAACACATTTAAAAATACAACAAGTAATATCGAAAGTAATACCAGATGGTGTTTATTTAGATGTAGATGGATTAGCAGAAGTAGACCTTGGCAATGGCACTAGCTACAACGCTAAAGAAGCTTTAAATATGTATTTTCAAACTGGTAGTATACTAGGTAGATCAATGACAACGGAAGGTGATCCTAATCCAGGCAGAATACCAATACAAGAATTAGTAAAAAGTGATGGTGGTGGTAAAGTAAATTCTTTAATACAAACCTACCAGTATTATTTACAAATGATAAGAGATGTAACAGGATTAAATGAAGCGAGAGATGGTAGTGTTCCTAATTCTGATTCTTTAGTAGGATTACAAAAACTAGCTGCGGCCAACTCTAATACAGCTACTAAACATATATTAAATTCTTATTTATACTTAACAGTTAAAACTTGCGAGAATATAGTATTAAGAACATCTGATAGTATAGAGTTTGCTTTGACAGAAGAAGCTTTGAAAAATAGTATATCAACTTGGAGTGTTGGCCAACTAGCAGATACTTCTCAAATACACATGGCTGATTTTGGTATATACTTTGATTTAATACCAGATGAAAGAGAAAAAGAACAATTAGAAGCTAATATACAAGCAGCGTTATCTAGCGGTAGTATAAATCTAGAAGATGCTATAGATATTAGATCAATAAATAATCTTAAGTTAGCTAATCAAATGATTAAGCTAAAACGTAAGAAAGCGGCTGAAGCTGCGCAAGCTGCACAACAAGCTAATATACAGGCGCAAGCCCAAGCTAATGCACAGGCAAGCGAAGCTGCTGCACTGGCAGAAGTTCAAAAACAACAAGCTATACTAGATACTAAACTCAAGTTTGAAAAAGGTAAATCTGGTTTTGAAATAGAACGTATGAGAGTTGAGTCACAAATTAAACGAGAATTAATGGATTTAGAATTTAATTATAACCTGCAGCTTGGTGAACAAAAGATTATAAAAGAAAAACAAAGAGAACAAGACATAGAAAACAGAAAAGATAAACGTGCTAAAATAGTTGGCACACAACAAAGCGCTATGATAGATCAAAAGAAAAATGATTTATTACCAATAGATTTTGAAAACCAAAATGAAGGTGGTTTAGAAATTTAAACATTTATTAATTTATATTATATTATATTATGGCAACAAAAGAAAAAGTAGACCTGCCTGTAAACGAAGAAAAGGAAGGTTTAAAAATAAAGAAAAAGCCTGGTAGACCTAGAAAAATGGTAGAAAAACCAGCAGTAACAAAAGTTGAACTAAACAAAAAAGAAGAAGATACCGTTCAAGAGTCAAGCACAGGAATCGTGGATGCGGATAAACAAACCGAAAATGTGGAAAAAGTGGAGGAGAGAACATCCGAACCAAAACTTGAAGAGTCTACGCAAGAGAGTAAAGAAGAAGTAGTAATAGAAGAAACTGTAAAAGAAGAAGCTAAAGAACTACAAAAAGAAGCTCAAGACGCTATAAGAGACGAAAAGGTATCAGGTACACAATTACCAGAAAACATAGAAAAATTAGTAAACTTTATGTCTGAAACAGGAGGAACTGTAGAAGATTATGTTACTTTAAACAAAGATTATAGCAAGTATGACGATAAACTACTTGTTAGAGAATATTATAAAAAGACTAGACCGCATCTTACAGATGAAGAAGTTACTTTTGTTATGGAAGATAACTTTTCTTTTGACGAAGAAGCGGACGAAGAAAGATTTGTACGTAAGCAAAAGCTTGCATACAAAGAAGAAGTTGCGAAAGCCAAGAACTTTTTAGAGCAAATGAAAAGTAAA